AAGGGTAATGGATTCTATCGAGTCCCTTATCATGAAGCAATGGAAGAAGTACACGCTCAATGTGATGACTGTGACAGAACAGGTGAGTTGTGGATTGAAGATGCGTTTGAACCCAATGAATTAAGACAGAAAGGTGTTATATGAAAATCTTTTTAATTTTAATAACTTTGTTTCTTTTGAGTTGTAGTAAAGTACAGATAGGTGACTTTGAATGGGATCCTAGAACAGCAATGATGAGAGCAACCTTTGGAGTATCTAAATAATGGATGAAGATGAAAAAATTAAAGTGTGGAAAGATGAGGCCGCTATGAATGGTTATATTATAAAAGATGAAGTTAAAGTAAAAGATCTTGAGAAATTACTTAAACACCAAGCTACAGCTGAAGAAGCTACAAAAAACTTTAATAAAGATTTTAAAAAGATAATCGAAAAAAAAGAAGAGATAGAAGACATGGACTTTGTAAGATACGAAGAACATGATGATATAGATTATAAAAAACATTTAAAAAAATTTTTTAAGGGTGAGAAGTAATGTTTAATTTAAAATTAACGAATGAAGTAAGAGACTATGCTAACCGACAAGTTAGTATTAAAAACTTTGGTGTAAGATCTGCCGGCTTTAATGGTAACCGCATACAACAATACACGGGCATCGTTGGAGAGTGTATGTTACACAAAGCGTTGGATAAAGATTTACCTACCTATGATAGCGGATCGTTGATCGATGATATTAAAATAAATAATAAAAAAGTTGACATAAAAACTATGGCTAGAACCGTTGATATGCGCGACTTTTACGTCCATAACTTTGTTGGCTATCAAAAAGACAGAGACAATGATGTGTTGTTATTTATTAGTATTAATAAAACAACCGGCAATGTACAAATTTGTGGATGGTTAGATAAAAAAAAATTTTTAGAACAGGCGTCCTTTTTTGATAAAGGTAGTGTTAGAACGAGAACGGATGGCTCTACGTTTGTAACGAGAGCACCTTTGTATGAAATAGAAAATAAAAATTTAAATCAAATTAATACGATTGAGGATATAAAAAAAATATGAACTGTTGGCATTGCGGTACAGAATTAATATGGGGTGGAGACCATGATATT